GTAAGGGCCACGGCAAAGCGTGTCCAATCTATTATTCCTACGCTTGCGGCACGCATCGAGGCAGAGTCATGACCAGCACTTACAACGACGTTCGTGCTGTTATTGAAGGGCGTATTGCTACTGAAATGGCAAGCTCACCAGCCATTCCGGTCGTTTATGCCAACTCGTCATTTACTCCGCCAAATACAGATAGCTGGCTTCAGGTGCAACTTCAATTTAACGACAACGCATATTTCACGTTGCAGGCACCAACAACAGGTTTTAACCGGCAAACAGGCATTGTTTTAATCAACATCTTTACCAAAGCAGGAGTTGGAGCAGGGGCCAACTACACGATCGCTGAGCGCGTCAAAGATCTTTTTGATCGCGTCACTGTCAACAGCGTCACCTTTGACCCTGCTTCTGGACCCTTGACAATTACGCCGTCTGCCCCTGAGAGTTATTTCCAAACTCAGGTCAGCGTAACTTTTGACGCCTACTTACAATAGGTTAGAAAGCCACTACCGCTTAACACTATGGCTACTGTTCTGTCCGGTACGTCCGGCGCTCTTTACTACAAGCCTGCTGGCACCGACAGCACGTTTAAAGCCGCAAACGTTACCAGCGCCAGCGACACGATCGTTGTTGGCACTTTTTTAAATTTCAAAGTTAACGACAAGGTTACGTTTGGAACCGGCACTGGCGGCACTTTGCCTGGGGGCATAACTGCTGGCACTCCTGTTTTCGTCAAGACCTACACCGCTTCTACTGGAGCAGCAACGTTCTCTGCAACAGCAGGCGGTTCTATTCTCGCTCTGTCAAACGCCGGGACTGACGGCACCACGCCGTTCACAATTAAGTTCTCTGAATTTCAATCAGTGGGCGACGTTCGTGAATGGTCGTTTGAGGTGACTCGCGAAGAAATTGATGTAACCAGCATCGGTGGAACGCTTGGCCAAAACGCACCGTTCCGCAGCTTTGTCACTGGCTTTGCTGATGGCACCGGTTCTGCCACTGTTTACACCACTGACGACGACACAACCATTGCAAGTCGTCTGATTGAGGACGTGATTCAGCGCAAGCAGGTTGGTGCAACCTTCAAGCTTTACACCGATCTTGTGTTGTCAGGTGCTTCCCCGGACGACGCTACAAGTCGTTCGATTGAGTTCCAGGCTGTGTTGACCTCTGCAAGCTATGGCGTAACGCCAGACGATGCCCAGAGCGTAGAGATCTCATTCCGACCTTCTGCAGCTCCAACTTTCGACTTTGCCAAGTCTTAAGTTCAGGCAACAGATTCTGTAGCCCTTGGCTTGTGCCAGGGGCTTTTTTATGTGTAAGCTGTCAACGAATAGAAATTATCTTTTGTGGCAAGTGCTCTCGATCAGCTAAAGAAAGCCGCCAACTTGCAACCAGTCAAAAAAGTTGTTGGTTTATCTGATGGCTCAGAGTTTGTGTTTTGGCGTTCTCCGTTAACAATGGCGGAGCGCGAACGTGCTCAAAAAGGATCTAACGACGATACGAACGCATTCGCGTTGCAGCTTTTAATTCTTAAAGCACAGGATGAGGATGGTAAGCGGCTTTTTCAGCTAGGCCAAGCAGCAGAGCTTAAGAACGATGTTCGAGACGCTGATCTGCAATCTTTGATGCTTGCGGTTATTGAAGAGGACAGTTCGGAGGCGGCTGACCCAAAAGGCTAAAAGCTGAACTAAAAAAAGATAATTTATTGCGGCTTCAGCTAGGCGTTGCAAAAGAGCTTGGCTATACCTTGGTCAAGCTCAAGCACGAAGTGACGTTAGAAGAGCTTTTAATTTGGTCGGCTTATTTTGACCTGTTAAACGAAGAGCAAGAAGCGGCGATGAAGAAAGCGAAGCGCGGGCGCTAAACTCAAAGCAATGGGTAAGTAGGCATGGCCGTTGTCTCTCGCGTAGAAATTGCTCTTGACTCAACCAAGGCTGCTGCAAACGCGAAGAGCTTTGCCAAGTCGATGGATGGCGTCGCTGGCGCTACCCATGGCGCTAGTGGGCGATTAAGAGACGCAAATGGAAAATTTATAGGTGCTGGCAAAGCTGCGGCTGCGGCTGGGGCTGGGGCAAAAGCTGCAGTGCCTGGGGTCGCTGCATTGGGCACTGCGTTTAAAGTGGCTTTGGGGCCTATTGCAGTTTTTACCACTGCTGCTGGCGCGTTGGCTTCTGCCTTTTCAATTTTATCTAAACAAGATTTTGCAGAGGCAAAAGTTCGTTCACTTGGGGTAGACAGTGAAGAATTAACGAAACGTTTGTCTGATGTCAGTCGTGAACTTGCTGGTCAAGCGGACGTTGTAGAGCTGACAGGCGCAGCTTATGACGTTGCGTCAGCAGGCTTTACCAATGCAGCAGATGCCGCAAACATATTAAAAGCGGCAAGCCTAGGTGCAACTGGTGGATTCTCTGACATCAATACGGTTGGCGACGCTGCAACTTCTGTCTTAAATGCTTATGGCTTAGAGGCTGACAAGGCTGGCAAATTAGTTGACGGCTTTATTCAAACTCAGAATGACGGCAAAATTGTTATTGGTGAGTATGCAGCAAACATTGCAAAGGTTGCACCAATTGCTTCTGCCCTTGGGGTGCCTCTTGAAGAGGTCAACGCTGCCGTCGCTCAAATAACAGGTGGTGGTGAAAAAGCGGAGGTTACATTTACGTCTCTCAAGAACGCGTTTGCTCAAATTGCTGGGGGCAAAGTAGGCAAAGAGTTTAAAAAATTTGGCGTTGAAATTAATGCAGCTACGCTTAAAAGTGATGGCTTGGTTGGCACGCTCGACAAGATCAAACAAACCGGGGCTGAAACCGGTGACATCATTAAAGCTTTTGGCATTGAAGGCGGTCAAGCAATTATCACATTGCTTGGCAACACAGAAAAGTATAATCAGCTTTTACAAAATCAGAAAAACTCACAAGGAGCTGCAGCCAAGGCAGCATTCGTTGCAAGTGACACAATCAATGGTGCTCTCAAACGATTGCAGACAGCGTTTACAAATATCTTTGCTGATCAATCAGAATTGGGCATCTTGTTAAAAGGTACGTTCCAAGTTGCTGCGGTTACGGTCGAAGTCTTTGGCGCTGCGTTAAAGATATTGTTAGCACCAATTCGTGGTGTGGTTTCAGGGGTACAAGCGTTTTTCCAAGCACTCTCGCCTTTTAAAGAGAACATCAATCTTGCTTATGAATTAGAGAAAGGATTCCAAGCAGTCATGAAAGGCGTCAGCGTTGCCGCTGATGTAATCTCCGGGCTTTATTTTAAAATTAGCCAAGGGGCTGCGACTGTTATTGGAAATGTACTTACTTTAGCCAATAATATTCGTAAAGCTGTAGTTGGCGTTTTCTCTGGGTTAGCCAGCACTATTAAGAAAGTCATGGCGGGCTTGTTCGAGCAACTCCCTGCCCCAATCAAATTTATTATTGAAGAAGCAAGTAAAGGATATAAAGCAGTCAGTGGCTTTTTAAGCCAAGCAGTCTCAGGTGTCGCTAGCAAAATATCTGGAACAGTGCAGGAGCTAGCAGCGGTTGGCGGGGCTCTTAACAAGTCTGATTCTGTAACCCCTGCGGCAAACAAAATCCAACAAACTAATGGCCCGTTAGCTACGCAGCCAGGAGGGCCAACAGGCAAAACAACACAAGAAAAAGCAGACGAGATAAGAAAAATTGCGGAAGCACATGCTGATCGCGTCAGGCAAATGGAACAGCAAAACCTGCTAGCCTCAGCGCTCAATGCCGAAGAAAAACAAACTTTTGAGCGTCAAATTCAAATTGATAATTTACTACTTAATAAAAATAAGTTATCAAAAGATCAGCTTGCGATTGAACTTGACAAGCTAACTACTTTGCACGAAACTCAAGACGCGACAGCACAAACTTTAAAAGACAACGAAGCTTTAAACGAAAAACTTAAAGAACAAAGCGAAGTAACTGAAAAAATAAAAGAGCAACAAGAGAAAATAAAAACCGCAATTAGAGACGGTGTAATAAGCGCTATAGAGGGCGCAATTGATGGTTCAAAAACTCTTTCTGAATCATTTAGCAGTTTACTAAAACAGCTTGCCATGATGATTATCAAGCAAAAGGTTATTGGTAACTTTGCAAGCATGGGAGGCGGCGGCTTGCTTGGTCTTATCCCAGGCTTTGCAAATGGAGGCCGCCCGCCAGTTGGTAAGCCTTCAATCGTGGGAGAGCGCGGCCCTGAGCTATTCGTTCCAAACACTTCTGGCACAATCGTTCCAAACAACAAACTTGGTGGAGGTGGTGCGACAAACGTTGTCGTCAACGTCGATGCCAAAGGCAGTTCTGCCTCAGGTGACAGTGGTGCCGGCAAACAGCTCGGAGGGTTGATTGGAGCGGCTGTGCAGGCAGAATTAATCAAGCAACAGCGACCTGGAGGCTTATTGTCCCGCTAATGAGTACCTTCCCTGCTTTTGATCCCGCACCAGGGATGACCAAGCAAAGCGCACCGCAGGTGCGTTCAATTGCCTTTGGCAGTGGTTATAGCCAGCGTGCAACGTTTGGCATTAACCAAGATCCCAAGATCTATAACCTGACCTTTCGAGTTTCTGAGACGGAAGCTGACACCATTGAAACATTCCTAGATGCTCGCGGTGGGGTTCAAAGTTTTGATTACACACCACCAGGCGAAGCAGTCAGCGGCAAGTTCCTTTGCCAGCAGTGGACAAAGACAATTTCTTTTGTCGATCGAGCTGAAATTAACGCTACTTTCGTTCAGGTATTTGAAACCTAATGGCTTATCCCTACGCTCTGCATAAATGGGAAGCCGACAAGGCTTATGCGGTTGGTGACGTTGTTCGTGCCGAACCCGCAAAAAACAACACGCTTGGATTTAAGTGCATTGTTGCTGGAACGACAGCCAGTCTTGACACTTACGCCACCTTTCCTAACCAAGAGCCTGCGTTTCCGTTCAAGATTACGCAAACGTTGGTTGATGGGACGTGTACTTGGGAAGCTTTTGAACCGTTAGCTGAAGAGCTGCTTCGCCTTGCGCCAACAGCAGTTATTGATTTGTTTGAGGTGTATTTAACCCAAGAAGTAAATGGAGGAGCTACAACTACTTTGTATTATCACGCAGGTACAAACGGCTTAACAGAAGACATAAAGTTTGGTGGCCAGACTTACCCAGCCGTACCAGTTGAGATTGACGGGTTTGAGTTTTCAGGAAGAGGAACATTGCCTCGCCCAACATTAAAGGTTGCAAACGTAAACAACGCGATCACGTCTTTGATGCTGACGTACAACCCTTTGGGCGCAAAGGTCCAAAGAATTCGTACATTTGCCAAATTTATTGACACAACTAACTTTAATCAACAAGTACCTTTTGCAGTTGAGTCAGATGTTGCCGACGCTTTAACGACAGAAGGCGGCGATTCTTTGATCATGCAAACCTTCAACGACACAGCAGACGATAACGCCAAAATTGTAGAAACTTGGTATATCGATCGAGTCTCAGGTGAAAACCAACAGTTTGTTGAATTTGAGCTTGCTCCAAAGATTGATCTGGTCAACGTAAGCTTGCCACGCAGAACGATTGAAGAGTTTTGTCCGTGGCAATACAGAGGAACAGAATGTGGGTATCAAGGTGATTCGTGCTTTACCGTTAACGACGTTGCAATTGCTGCTGCAGATAAAATTGTTGACTCAAGTGGCAAAGTAATTAACGATATTTGCGGAAAAAAATTGTCAAGCTGTAAAAAAAGGTTTCGTGGCGGTGTTGATTTACCCTATGGCGGCTTCTATGGAGCAAGACTTCAGGCTTAACGCAGAAAAACATGCCAAGACTGTTTGCCCTCACGAGGCTTGTGGTTTGGTTGTTGATGGGCGTTATTTTCCTTGTCGAAACATTGCGCTAGACCCAGCCGCAGATTTCGCAATCAATCCTGTTGACTATGCCCGTGCCATGTTTGCTGGAACGATTGAAGCTGTGGTGCATTCACATCCGCAAGGCACACCAGTCAGTGAGCATGACCGCAAAGCCTGTACGCAGACCAAGATTCCTTGGT